GTGACTCCAGTTCCACCTGTGACATTATCAACATAGTTTCCAGAAGTTCCAGAACCTAATGCAACTGTTCCTACTACTAGGTCGATTGTATTATCTGAATCTTCATATGTAACTGTAATGCCAGTTTCAGTATTTGAACTGAACATTGCACCTACTTGGTCTGATACTGCTTCTGCAAAATCTGATACTTGTGATGCAGGCATACTAATGTCTACATTCGATGCACTTGTTATTCTACCTTTTGCATCTACTGCTACTTGAGCAACACTATTTGCATCACCATAAGTTGCAGCGGATACACCAGAAGCTGCAAGTGTAATTGGTAATGCAACATTTCCTGTTCCATCAAATGATTGTGATGAGTCTGTAGTTGCATCTCCACTTACTGTAAAGTTTCTTGACGATGCAAGTGCAGTTGCAGTTGCAGCGTTTCCTGTTGTACTTCCAGAAGTACCACTTACATTACCTGTAATGTTTGCAACTAATGTACCTACTGTATATCCTGTTGCAGTTGTATTAACTGTTGTTGAAGGTACTGTTTGTGTATCTGCAAATAATCTAAATGTATTATCTGTTGATGCATCGTAGAATAAACCAGCATATTTTGTGGTTGTTGATTCTACATACTTACCATAGAAACCAAAGTCTGTTGCGTTTCCTGTGTTTGCATCTGATAAACCTGTAAAGTTTGAATCTGAAACTGTTGCACCAGTGTTAGTTGTTGTACCACTAACTACCAAGTTTCCACTAACTGTTAAGTCGTTTGATATTGTGACATCAGAAGGTAGTCCATATGTAATTGTTCCAGAACTTTCTGCAACATCTACTTCGTTTGAAGTACCAGCAAAAGTCAAAGTACCACCTAGTGCTACTGGACTTGTATTTGAACCATCTGAAACTGTTATACTTGAATTTGAAAGTTTTGCATTTGCAATCGAACCTGCTAACATACTGTTCTCTACAGATGTTGCAGCTATCGTTGCAGTTAAGGTTGCACTTGCACCATTTGTTATTGTTGCACTACCAGATAAATCACCACCAAGAGTAATTGTATGGTCTGCAATATCAAAGTCTAGAGTACCATCTCCATCCTCATATGTTACTGCTATACCACTTTCTGTGTTGGATGATACCATTGCACCAACTACATCTTGAACAGCTTCTGTGAAGTCTGATACGATTGTTGCTGCAGCACCACTTACTGCAAGGTCAATAGTTCCATCTGAATCTTCATAAGTTACTGAGACACCAGTCTCGGTATTAGATGAGAACATTGCACCAACAGTGTCTTGAATAGTTTCTGATAAGTCAATGTTTGCACTACCATCAAATGATACACCATGTATAGTTCTTGCAGTTGTTAAAGTAGCTGCAGAACCAGTTGTGTTTTGGTTAAGTGTTGCTACTGTAAAGTCAAGTGTATTATCTGAATCGTCATAGGTTACAGAAATACCGCTCTCGGTATTTGAGGTTACCATTGCACCTACAACATCTGCAACTCTTTCTGATGTATGATAAAGATTACTTGAGCCTTCTGATAAATCGTCTGTATCAAATGATGAAAGACTTACTGCAAGGTCTAGAGTACCATCTCCATCCTCATAAGTCACTGCAATACCTGTTTCAGTATTACTTGATACCATTGCACCTACGATGTCTTGAATTCTTTCTGCATTAACTGTAACATCTCCAGAACTTACTGTAAAGTCTGTTCCATCAAATGTTGCTACGCCGGGATTTGTTTCTGTTGCAAGTTCTGCTGATATTGTTGCAGTAGAACCTTCACCTTGTGTGTGAGATATATCAATACCTTCACCAGCTGCAACCTGTGCCATGTAGTTACCAGTTGTGTCTGTTCCTAATGCAACTGAGTCGGCAGCAATTGTTGCATTGATTGTAATATTTCCAGTTCCATCAAAAGATGCAGAACCAGACAAGTCACTAGCAAGTGATATTGTTCTTGCAGTTGCAAGTGCTGTTGCTGTTGAAGCATTACCTGTTAATGAACCCTCAACATTTGCAAGTAAAGTACCTGTTGAATGTCCTGTTCCACTTGTATTAACTGTGGTTGTAGGTTCTGATTGGTTACCATGGAATAATCTAAATTTGTTTGATTCAGATGCATCCCATAATAGTCCTGCGTATTTTGTAGTTGAACCATCAACATACTGACCATATAAACCAAAGTCGATTGCATCTGCAGCGTTATCTTTTGCAACTTTAACTGCACCATCTGTTACCTGTAAGGTAGAAGATGACACTGTAGTTGTAGAACCAGAAACAGTTAAGTTTCCAGATAGTGTTAAGTTGGCTGCACCAACATCTCCTGTGACTGTTAAATCATTTCCTATTGTGACATCATCTGGTAATGAGATTGTCACACCTGCTGTTTCAGAACCAGAACCAGCAACAGTAATTTCGTTTGCTGTACCAGCGACTGTTGCAACATAATTTCCTGTTGTGTCTGTTCCTAGTGCAACACTGTTAGCTGCAATAGTAGTTGCAATTGCAGTACTTCCTAAATCTGTCATTGTTGCAGAACCAGTCACATCTCCAGTTAAAGAGATGGTTGGGTCATTAACATTGAAATCTAAAGTACCATCTCCATCTTCGTATGACACTGATATACCACTTTCAGTGTTAGATGATACCATTCCACCAACGATGTCTTGAACTCTTTCGTTGGTCATGTAAAGGTTTGTTGAGCCTTCTGTTAATTGGTCTGTAGATGGAACTTCACCTATGTGAACATTTCCACCCATTCCACTGTGGTTTGCACAATAGTAGTAATGTGGATTCATTGCATCTTGTTCAAAACATACTTCTACATATGCACCAGCATTACCTGCTGTTCCAGACTTGTTATAAATTGTATATCCAGCAGACATTTCTGCACCACTGTTATGTGTACCATCACTGGTTGTGGAGAATCTTATAGGATGTGTTGCATTACTCGCTGCTGATTGGTCAAATCTATAAACAACATTAGGAGAAAGTTTTGCTGTTTGTTGTGAACCACCATCTAATACAAGTTTACCACCAGCAACTGTAACTACAATCTTATGGTAGTATGGTGCTGATGTGTTGTTTAATTGTTGCTCTACTGCAAGGTCAATGGTGCCATCACCATCTTCATAACCTACAGTTATATTTGTCTCTGTATTGGAACTAAACATAGCTCCAACTGTATCTTGAATAAATTCTGCTCCAACTGTTGCACTAAATGTACCAGACGAATCATTATAACTGAATGATATACCTGTATGTGTTCCAGCTGCAAACAGACTTGAAATTTGGTCTTGTATTGCTTCAATAGCACCTGTGGAGTCTAGTTCTCCAGATGCATTCAAAAGGTCTGCAAGATATCTTGCTTTAGTTGGCATTTTAAAATTCTCCTAATTTAAATCCTTATTATTATTTATGTCAATCATCTATTTCAATGAAAGTCTCTCCAGTGATTTTTTCTAATTTTCTAATCATACTTTCCATATTGACTTTAAACCTTTTACCAGTTTTCACATTTTCAGAGTAGTAAATCCACTCACCATCGGTGTTATGCGGAGATATTTGGGTAACATTACCTGCTTCATCTCTCACAAATAATTCTGCACTAGACGATACATCCTTTGCATATATGGATGCACGATTAGCAACTCCAGAAGGGTCAGACGCAAGTATTTCCATATGCATCGGGCCATCCTGTACATCTACATAGGTAGATGGTTTTAGTGTAACTGAATCAGTCCCACTTGAAACTATATCCTTTCCATTGGTATCTAAATTACCACCAAGGAAAGGTATTGTGTCTAAGAATAAATTGACCTCTGGAGTTGGATATCCATAATCAATTACATCTATAACATAGTTTGGGTCTGTAAGTGCTTCTTCAAAATTAATTTGTGTTCCACTTCCAGAGTTCCATTGTCCTTTTTTTACTAAGACACCATTCACAAATACTTCTGTATACTTGGGAATGATACTTAATGTATTACTATTTGCATCTGAACCACTTATATTTGAAGTAGAAGATGCAGTAATATCATATTGAAATCTGGTAAATGGTGCTGTACCAGAGTATGCCTTTACAATAACAGTGTCACCCACTTGGAGTCCAGAACTGAATGTTATTGTAGATGTGTTAGTTTCTGTATAGTCTGTTCCAGACCTATTATCCATAAGGACACCATTTAAGAATACTAATACTTTACCTACTGTATATGATAAAGTTGCACTGTTTTCATCTGCACCATTTAATACTGTTTGGTTTGCAGTTGCAGTGAATTCATATGTACTTAAACCAGTAAACAATCCAGAATCACCTGCCTTCCAAGCAACTATCTCAAGATAGTCGGAAGATTTTGCACCATCATCTAGTACTACTGATGTTCCATTACTTGCAGTATAATCATCTGGGTCTAAAAATACTCCATTCATGAATACTGCAATTTGACCAGAAGTGTATGATAAGGTTTCGGAATTTACATCTGTACCTGTAAATGTTGTTTGGTTTGCACTTGCAGTATAAACATAGTGTGACATGTCTGTCATATCGGATGTACTGTCTGCACCTACTTCAACAACAGATTGAGTACCACCTACACTTTTCTTAATGTATGCTTTACCATCATAGGTATTAATTGCTAATTCACCTAGCTCTAAATCAGATGTACTTGGGACTGCACCAGAGGTAGCAGACCTTTTTAATTGGACTGTTTGCGCCATATGTCACTCACTTGTGTCATTAGGGTATATACCCTATATTTACTCTGTTATATAACAGATATTTTTTCTAAAGTTGCACTCCATGTAGAAGTGTCTACAGTATATTTGATATTAATCTGGTCATCTGCAAAACCAAGTCCCACATAATTTAAAACATCATTTGGGACTTCTGTCATAGTTCTTTCAACTAATCCTGCTTTTGTTTCCCACCATCCTTGTGTGGGTTCGTTTCCATCAACTCTAAATCCTATATTAAGTTCTCTACCACCCTCAGAATTATCTAATTTGAGTTTGGCTTTAAAACTTCCAGCATCACTGATAAAAACTTTTCCATCAATCGGAATGTATAGTGCATCCATCACCTCATTTGGGATTTGGATATCTATTAATCTATCAGTTGGATTATCTGATTGAGTATTAGTTATATTCCACACTTTTCCATTCATAATAAACTCCTAGTTATTAATAACTACCACCATCTATTGCAGTAATTGAAACTGCACCAGATGATACTGCAAAGTTTGCCGAAGCAAAACTTGCCACACCTTTATTAGAGGTGCTTGCATCTTCACCAGCAATAGTAATACTACCATTTGCATTAGTGACATCTACACCTTCTCCAGCAGTCAAGGTTGCAAGAACCATGTCTCCATTACCACCATGACCAATTAATAATTGACCAGCAGTTGGTGCAGAACCATCAACACTTGTGATTGAACCAGCAAGGTCTAATCCACCAATGTCAAGGTTTCCTTTTGTTCCAGAAATAACACCAGAATTATCTGTTGCATCTGGAATAAATGTAAATTTACTTGTACTATCATCGTAACCAAAGAAACCTAGTTTAGCAGCTGAACCATTATGCCATCTGAATTCAATACCTCTATCAAGGTTATCGTCAGAGCCTGGAGCAGAATCACCACCAACTGTAAAGATTGGGTCATCGACTGTTACTGTAGTACTATTAACTTGTGTTTGTGTACCATTAACTGTTAAGTTACCTGTAACTGTAAGATTTTGTCCTATTGTTACACTATTTGGTAATCCTATTGTTATTGTTTGACCACTTGCAGAGGTCTCAATCTCATTTGCTGTTCCAGCAATTGTTAATGATTGTGAATCTAAATCGATTGCACCTGTTCCACTGTCACCCGCAGTATCTAAATCCTGTGCAGTTACATTTGTATCAATGTAATCTTTAACTGCAGCTGATGTTGGAATTGTTGTATCGTTATCGTTTGAACCAATCCCTTCGGATTCAGTTACTAATAATGCAGCTGCAAGTGAGACTGCACCACTCGATACACTAAAATGTGAACTGTTAAATGATGCAACACCCTTATTGGATGTACTTGCATCTTCACCAGCAATAGTAATTGCATTATTACTTACTGTTGTATCAATACCTTCACCACCTGTAAAGGTTAATGTTTCACCAGTATTGAATGTATCATTAGAACCACTGTCTGCAGCTAATGATAATGAACTTGTTACTGTTCCGAAACTTAACGCTCCAGAACCATCTGTTTTAAGGAATTGACCATTTGTACCATCTGCACTTGGAAGTGTGTATGTTACATCTGATGCAATAGTGTTTGCAGCTTTAATAGCGGTAAAGTTTGTTCCATTATCAGAATCTTCGTATAGTTTTAAACTACCACCAGTTGAGTTTCCATTCCCTACTTTGAAATCTGCTGGTGTTGGTGTTGAACCATCTAGAATATCTGTATAATATTTACCACCTAATTTTTGTATTACTGCACTACCACCACTGTTCTGGGACTCTACATATAAAATTGCACCAGCACCACTATTGGATGCATCCATTGAATATGCTAATTCACCTTGAGCCAGTTCAGATGTAGTAGGGGCAGAAACACCTGTGCTTCTTTTAATCTGAATTACTGTTGACATATATCTCTCCTAATATAATCCTTTTAGTAAGTCCCACCATCTATAGTGTTGGCAGCTTCAAACTTACCTGTACTTGCATCATATATAAGGGTAGTTCCACTTTGCAGTGTAACAGTAGTGGTATCTACATTTGACAAATCGTTCATTGCCACAGTAGATGCATCCATCTTACCAACAGTAACTTGTTTTACCTGTTTATTAGTAGGATTAGCAACTTGAACCTTAATGGTCGACATTTTTAACTCCTACTTACACTTGGGGTCACAATTAACTGCCCTTCAATCAATCTTGTTTTTATTCCATCACTGGCAGTTTGGATAATATCATAAACATATCTTCCACTATCAAGTGCTGCTGTTTGAACATCAGTGAGTTTTACTGTTAGATTCCCACCTGTTCCATCATTGGATGTCGTAAATGTGCCTTTAACTGTATTACTTCCATGAGACTTTCGGATTTGTCCCAAAAAAGTTGCACCTGTTAAGTTAAGTGCGTTATCTACAGAATCAGTAAGGGACAAAGTGATAGTAAAATCACTCCCTTGGTCTACAAATAAATTACTTATACTCGCCATAAAAAAACTACCTTTTGATGTTATCTAAGTAGTATTTATACGATTTAAGACTTTAAAGATTCTATTTCTGATTTAAGTTCTTTGATTGCTTCAATAAGTAGAGGGACTACTTTATCATAGTGGACACTATCGTATTGACCTTCAATTGCATTTTCAACTACAACTTCTGGAAGAACTGATTTAATTTCTTGTGCAGATACACCAACTTGTAGTTGGTCTGCATATTGTGGAGTAATTTCATTACCCTTTTCATTCTGTTTGAAGTAGAATCCATTTAATGCACATACTTTATCTACTGGATTCTTTATACTACCTAATCTTGTTTTTAATCTATCATCTGAGTAATATGCTGTAACATTACCTGTTGACCTAACTTCTCCAAATGTTACTGTAGAACTAGTTGCAACTGCTTGACCAATAGAGAATGTAGTTCCAGATAATGACATACCTGTACCAGCACTATATGTTGTGTTAGTGTCTGTATTTGTATCTGACCATGGAACATTGACATACATCTGACCACTTGATAATTCAACTGGGTAGTTTTTACCACTTTCTGTGAATCCAATTTTAACAAGACCTAATGTAGATGCTGTTGCAGTTGAATATGTAGTGTTGGTATCAGTATTGGTATCTGTTGAACTAATTGTAAGAGTATTACCACTTCTTGATACAGTAGTTGCACCACCACCATTAAATCTTAATGTTTCCCCAGCAGATATGTTTTCGTTTGTACCACCATTTGCATTAAAGTTCCAGTTCGTAGTGTTGGTATCTGTATTTGTATCTGTCCATGGAACATTAACATACGCTTTACCACTAGACAATTCTACTGGATAGTTCTTACCACTTTCTGTAAAACCTATTTTAATAAGACCTAATGCAGATGATGTTGCTTCTGCATAAGTTGTATTTGCAGTCATATCATCTACAACAAAGTTTAATCTTCCATTTACATCATCATAAGTAACACCAATTCTAGTTTCAGTTCCACCACTTACCATATCACCCACAATGTCTTCAACCTGTTCTGTTGTTAATTGTGTGTTAGTATCTGTTGATGAAATAGTTAAGTTATCACCACTTGGTGTTAAAGTTATATTACTTCCTGCTACAAATTTAAGGTCATCGTTTCCAGACCCAGAACCACCAGCAGTTAATCTAAGAATTGCATCGGCAGAACTATCTACAAATGCTTGTGAATAAGTTGTATCTGTTTGTGTAACTGTTCCCCAACTTAATGCACTACCATTAGTTGTTAAGTATTTACCACTCTGACTAGATTGTGTTGGAATAGTTTGTGTTGCATCAAGTGAAACTGCACCACTGGATACATCAAAATCACCACTGTCAAAACTTGCTATACCTTTTGCAGATGTAGATGCATCTGCAATTACTAAATCAATAGTGCCATCTCCATCTTCGTATGTTGCAGTAATACCAGTTTCAGTATTACTTGAGAACATTGCACCAGCAATGTCTTGAATCTCTTCTGTAGTTTTACCTGTTGATGATACTACTAATGTATTCGCTGTATCATCATATGTTACTGTAGTTGAACCAGAACCACTTACCCATCCACCTATAATGTCCTGTACTCTTTCTTGTAAACTACCACCTGTAAATGAAACATCTGCCTCTGCAAGTGTGACTGCACCTGTTTTACCAGCAACACTTGTCACTGGTGCAGTAGCAGCTGTAAATGATATTACACCTGTTGAATTATTATATGAGATATCTCCACTTGCACTTAAAGCTCCTCTAACTGCAGCCTGTAATCCTTGAATATCACCTATAGCAATATCACCACCTGCCTTTTGAAGTTTCATTCCACTTCTTAAACTTAAATTACCATTAACATCAACCTTGTTTGAAGCACCACCAACATTTAATAAAATGTCATCACCATCTGCTTCAAGTTGTATTCCAATTCCAGATGATGGTGCAGTAACAACTCCAATTTCATCTGCATTGATTACAACACCACCTGTGGTGTCATGATTGTAAATAGAACCAGCACCAGTCTTAGTCCATTGTGTTGTACTAGCTTGAGTTGCACCAGCAACCCCTTCGTATGAACCAGTAAAGGATACTATTCTTATAATGTCTGTATTTCCAGCGGATGTTTGTAATGTTATACTTGTACCATTCGTTGCAGAATAATCTGTACCACTTCTTAATAATGTACCATTTTTAAATACTAGTAGTCTATTAACAGAATAGTTTAATGATTCACCAAAGTTGTCTGCACCACTGAATATTTTATTTGAACTTGCACCATCTGAACCATCATATTCAAACTCTTGGAAAAAGAAATACTGGTCAACAATACTATTGACTGCATCTACGATAGAACCTTTTTGACTTGTTCTAAGTGTACCTAATCCACCAACCTCATCTACGAGGTCGTTATAGGAAGTTCTTAATACTTCTAAGGTTTCGTTGTTACTAACATTCTTTGCCATTATATTCTTTCCAATACTTTAGTCATCATTAGTTTTAATTCTGACATTTCGTTTTTAATTTCTTGTATTTCGTTATTCTTTGTTTGCATAAGTATTTGTCTTTTTTTATACAATGCATAACCATCAGTATCAGTATTTATAACTGCTTTACTAAATTCATCTTTAACAAGATGGTCATGTCCTTTTACTTTCTTATGCAAGTGCCAATCCTCTAAATGCCTTTATAGCACAAGGCATGGTTGTGTCTTTACTCTTCATTACAACCTTAACCGAGAATCCTACAAAGTCTTCTAGGTTAGTTGCATCATATTCGTATGACCTAAATTTACTTGAATCTGCATCTGGAACATTATCTGTTCCAAACTCAGTCCATCCCAATTCTTCTACTGGTAATGTACTATCTGATTTTAATAATTTGTAATATGTTTTAATCTCACCATCAGCAGTACCAGCTGCTCTAAATCCATCAAAGATAACTTTTAATTGTGTTGCTGGGTTCTCTAACTGTACTAATCTTGTACAATAGATGGATGCATTGTTATCTCCATCTGGTTCTGTTCCAGCAACTAAAGATGTATTAGTTGCAATATCACTAGTTGTAGTAACATGGTTAATTCTATTCATGATTGTGTTTGCACCTATAGATGCAACATCAACAACTGGTGATACGAAATCAGATTCAGATATTAAGTCAAGTTCTATTCTAAATGATTTTGCAGATGCCATCTCATTCGTTTCGTTGATTTGTGATGCAACGATACCAGATGTAACCATAAAGTTATTATCGTTCAAGACAATATTTTGACTTGCAGTATTTCTAGTATAACTGTTTCCACCAGAATTTGCATTTACACCACCTGTACTTGTTTTAAAGAATTGTGATGACAATGAAGTTTTAGGATAAATGATGTTTGGTACTAAAGTATGAATCACATCGTAGTACATATTTTCAGATGCAATAACTGAACTTCCACCTGCTCTTGTTGATTCTGTTGAACCAAGATGGTCACCTAAAGTTACATCAATCTCATATGAATCCATATCATATGATTTAAAGTTTCCATCTCCATGTGTTGTGTTAATCTTACTAATTGGTATTCCACCTAAAGTATCATCTACAGATGCAACTGTTATTGTTAAGAATGTTGTTGCACCAGTTCCACCAACTGCACTTCTTGGAATCGTAATTGTATTACCTACTGCAAAGTTATAGCCTGGGTTGTTAATCTTAATCCACTCAATACTTGTAGTTGTATCAAGTTTGATATCGAAAGTTGCATCTCCAGCTCCTGTTCCAGTCACGCCAGTGTATGTATTTACAACACCACCAGTTCCAGCACTTGTAGTTACTGATAAGATACCATTGTCCTTATCTCCTTCAACACCAGAGATTGTTACATTAGAATCAGTATCATACATACCATGTGATTGATGATGAACTTTAATTCTATCTCTATCTGTAGAAATAGTTTCTATTGGATTGTTCTTTAATAACTTACTGTTTATAACAGTATTTTCTAAAACTGCTTTACCAGAAGTTTGGAACTTACATCTGTTGATGTTAAATTTCAAGTCTTGCATTTGTTCTGGTGTCCAAGTCGAACTGTTTTGAGACTTGAATAATACACCAGCGTATGGTTGTTCATCAATAGGTTCATTTGTTAATATATCAAAGTCTCCCATCTGACCAACCCATGTTAAGAATGCATTTGAATTTGATTCAAGTACAAAACAATATTCTGTATTTGGGTTCAAATAAACTGGTGCTGGGAATGTAAACTTGGTTGCTGTACTCGCATTTGCACTGACTGATATCTCACTTGGATATAATGTCTTCTCTGCAAATGGCATAATTTTCTGTGTAGGTGAACCATTCAACATTTGTCTTATTGAACATGTGACTGGTAATCCACCACCATCTTTTGCACTAAAGTAAACTTCTACTGAACTAATAAATACACCTTCTTCTTGTTCTACCAAGAATGATTGTGCAAGTGGGTCTATCCATCTTGTTGTAGTATTACTAGAAACAAGTTGTCCTTCTCTTGATGCATTAATTGATTCTGTAACTGTTCTACCATTTCTTGTGTTTATAACTTCTGTTTGTGTAGATGTTAATGAACCATTTGCCATGAAGTTTGTAAATGCAGAAGTAGTTGATAATGCATCATCTACTGCTACAGTGTCGGTAACTTTAAGAGTTCTAATACCAGTTTCAAATCTTAATGTATCATCGTTTGGTACTGTAAATGTTGCAGTTAACTTACCTTGGTTGTCTGTGACTAGTTGTGTTCCTTTTGCAGTTGCACCACCTACACCATAAGTTGCAGATGCTGGAGTACAATGTGCATTGACATTGATGTTATCAAAGAACACATTCAATGCAGTATTCGGTTTTAGTAATTCACCATTCATGGTGATATCAATTGTTCTCATGAAGTTGACAGCAGATACACCAACCACTCTATCGTTTCTTGTAGTTGTAATATCTTCTACAACACTAGTTACGATACCTGTTCTTCTTTCTCTTGTAGGTATAGTTCTTGTAACTGTAGTTTGAATTCCTGTTCTTCCTCTTCCTCTTCCTCGAAGACCTCTTCTTCCAATTGGTATTCTTCTACCACCCCTAACTACTTCAAACTCTTCTGGTTCATCACCACGCATCATACCTCTTGTAACTGTATCACTTGTTGTTGTGACTACTGGTGTTCCAGCCCATGATTGTTGCCAGTCATTCCATACTGTCCCTAAAGTAACTCCAGCAAGTACTGCATCAAAGTTTCCTTCATTGTTACTTGTAATACTTGGTAGTTGTTCCATGTCATGCCAGACATCCTTGTCTGGACTTAGTTCCATTCTCCCTACAAAGTTTGCAACATCGTATGGGTTGACATTAACTTGTTGAGATGCTTTATTAGCACTTAAGTATTCTGTCTCTGTAAATGGTAGAGATATTAAATCTCCACTCTTTGTAATATTAGATGATACACCACTGTTGTATTCTAGGTCAAAATAATTTGTTCTGTGAGATGGTCTTGCAATACCTTCTCCTTGGTCTACTGCAATACCATAGTCTGGATGGAATACATCTCCAACTCCATGACCTTTAAATGCATCAACTACGAATCCAGATTTGAATTTATCAAACCCTTCATCATCTAAAACTTGTAATGTTTCTGTTTTCTCTTCTAACATAGAAAGTGAAACTGCTGTTTCTAATTGAGTAAGTCTTCTTTGTATACCATCAATATCTCTCATGGTATATCTTCTATGTTGAATTAGTTTTGTTTCTACATCACCAGCATCTGGTGTGTACGCTGGAATGAATAGTTCTGCAACCTCGATTGCATTATCAACTTTAGCACCCTTCTTAGGATTGTCTGATGGTTCACCTGTAACCACTACAAAATCACCTATTGATGTTAAGAATACTCTATCTATTCTAGGTAGATAATGGTCGTAGTCTACAGTAATGTTAGTTCCTATTTGTGCAAGGTCATTAGACTTTGAACCATTTCCTTCAAATGCATTTGAATCATATGACATTGGGAATGTTGAAACACTAGAAATATTTTGTGCAGCCGATAAATCAGAACTCGGTGCATTGGTAAGTAGTCTAGCTGCAACTGGTCTATAGTCGATTGAGTCTGCAAGATTAAAATCACCATCTGCATCAAAGGATGCACTTGGGTCAAATCTATCTGCAACATAATTTGGAACATCTTCAAGTTCCAAACTAGGATAAGATGCACCTGTAAATACATTTCCAGCACTATGTGTAAAGTAATCAAATACGATTAATAATTTACCATTAGGTGCTGGTGCATTTTTCTTTCTAGTAATTTTTGCAATTCCATAATACCCATCTCTTTGACCATCATCAAAGTAGAAGTTATCTGTAATCTCTTTTGAGCCTGATGATAGTTGACTTATTGTTCCTGCTTTTGCAGTTCCATCTGTAAATGTTATCCCTTCTCCATTCTGGAATTTGACTGAACCTTTTTTGTAATAGAAGTAACAAGTGTTAGAGTCATTCTCAATTAGAATACCTCTTGCATTTGAAACACTACCTACAACTTCTGTTCCTTCTGTAGATAATGCATTACTTCCAGCATCAGCAGTATATGTGAATGAAGGTGTGATTGGGTCTGTTGATACAGCTGCACCACCAGATGATATTGCGTTACCACCCTCAAAAATTCCTCTTACTGAATATACATCTGCAACACCAAGTGTAATATCATTGTGTTGATATGAGTTACCATAGTTTGATGTTGAGTTTGCAGTTTCAACTCCAATAGCTGCACCTTTAACTAAACTTTTTGTTGATGCTGTTACTGAACCTCTTTGAACTGTACTGATAACTTTTACTTTAGTATTATCTGCAATACCAGATAATGTAAATTCAACAGAACCAGCATTCGAAGAATTATCAATGTCTAAGTTACTAGAAGCTAGAGCATATTTAGCACCATTATTATCACAAGTTACAGAATATGCATCTTTACTAAATGCAACATAAGTTCCATCTGTTGAACTTATTGTAAACTTGTTTGATGATACTGTTGCAATTTCTTGTCTTTGAACAATCTCTGTTTCGATTGATATGTCTTTAATACCACTATTAGGTAAACCAGAGATTGCAACTGTTTGGTCTTGTTTATAAAATTTTGCTCTTTGTCTTACGATTGCACCACTGATAACATCACCAGTTGTTCCAGCAATATCTGTTACATTAACATCTGTATTTGAGTCTACCAATGTAACGACAGTAGTTGCACCATTAGCTAATAGTAATTTATCTCCTTCAATAAGTTCACTTGTAAACTTAGATGCAATACCTGTTATTGCATCAGCAGAAGAATCGTTGTCTACTGTGACTGTTCCACTGCCTGTTAAAGTGAAGTTATCTTCTAATACAACATCAGCACCAAATTCTTGGAATTGGTTTGCACCCCTATCTTGGAATACACTTCTTATTCTACCTACATCGTAAGTTCTAACTGCACTGATTGCTACTGCACCAGAACTAGTTTGCATTTTCTCTATGTTCTCACCACTCTGGAATGTTCCTACAACACTATGTAATAATACTGTTGTTCCACTCGATACTGTAACTGCAACAACACCTGTTGCACCAGAGGTTGCACCTTTAATCTTTTGTCCTTTTGTTAATGAAGTTGATGCAACTGTTAACTTAGTAAACATCTGTACATCGAATAAATGTAATGAGTCTACATCAGCAGTGTTACCTTCGTTTCTACCAAAGTTTTCGTATGCTCTTACTCTTGCATATCCTATTGCACTTCCTGTTGCACTTCCATTACCAGAAACACTACCAGCAGCAGTGTCCTGTAAAGTTACTGTTGAGTATGCACTTAAATCTCCACTTGAACTGATGTCTGGTTGACCATAAACATTCTCAATTTTTAAGAAGTTACCAATTCTAAATGCAGATGCAACATTATCTTTTGATTGTGTTGTTCTTGCTTTATCAAATGTTATAAATGAAGGGACTTGTTTGTCTACTTCGTATCCTCTTACATATGCTTTACCAGAAGATACTACTCCAATAAATTTACTAGTGTCTCCAGCAGGAGTAGATGTAGATGTATAAACACCATTGTTAGATAGGTCGTTATAATGTTCTCTAAATCCTAAAGTAAAAGGTTGTAATGTGTAATCACCAGACTCATCAAAGGTTCTTCTTGCCATTGTTTCTTGGAGTCTGTTGTATTCTGTAATTTCTTGTTTCTTAACTACTTCACCATTTGCAACTCTCATCAATTCTATAAAGTCTGTTGAGTTTGTAGAACTGATTGTTTTCTTTGCAAGAGTTAATGTGACTGTTAATCTATCAGCACCTGGCGCATTCTCGTTTGTTGAACCTTGTGCATTATCTAACAATGATGCATCTTCGGTGTAGGATGTAAGTGTTTCTGCAACATCAAGACCTACTTTGTAAGATGGTGTGTTAGAATATTTTTCTAAGATTACTGTTTGAGCTGGAACCTTGACGAACATTCCTCTTGTGTATATAATACCTTCGGATATGTTTGCAGCGGTTCCAACCATAGACCCTACATTTATAGAACCTGTAACTGAGTAAACTTTAAATTGATTGTTTGATGATGCAGTTGAGTACCCACCAAGACCATTTGAATCTTGGGTTACTTCGTTTAATGTTTCACCATCTTGGAATTCTGTATAGAATGTAGAACCAACATTACCAGTTCTTTGATATTTGACATGTAGTGTTAGTGGGTCTGTAGTTGTCTTCTGACTTGAATTTACAACTTTACCTACAACACCAGAGGTTACTCCTTGATAGAACTTACCTATTGAGTCAGCACGAAAAGATTCAGTAGCCTGTACCCCACTACCATTTGGATTTGTATCCTCAACCCTTACTCCAAAGTATTGATTATCATAGTTGGTTCTTGCACCAAGGATGATTGAACCTTCCTTGAAGATATGAGAACCAAACCTCTCAATTTGATTTTGAAGTATTGATTGTAATTGTGTTAGTTCCCTAGCCTGTATTGCAGCTGATGGTTTAAACAGAACTCTATGAAAATTCTTAGAGTCTGCGTAGTCATCATAATAAGGACTAACATTAAGGTCTGTTTTTTGAGCCACTGTTAGTTATCCTACATTTCAATTATTAGTTTGATGTCCTCAATCTGGTCAGCAGCCCTTGCCACTGCACCTCTATTTTCTAAGTACACGATGTCACCAGAATTTCTTCTGACTTCTGGGTATGCTGCACTTACAGCACCACTTGATGCAAGGTTTCCTAAAGAACTTCCTAAAGAACCTCTTGCAGTTCCATTATGAACTGGGTTTGAATTTGCCCATGCACCATAGTTTCCAACTGAATCTACATCTGGTAAGTAGTAAATATGTCTGTTTGTTGCATCTACTGATACGACTTTTCCAACAGCAGTTCCTGTTGTGATAGTTCCAGCATTTGCAATATAGTCATCTACATTAGGCATTTGAGCACCACTTGCCATTGTGAATCTATTTAATGCACTAAGTGTTACTGCACTTGATAAAGTATGACCACCAATATTGGTTGGGTTTACAATAAGACCTATTTGTCTGAAATCGTTATCAGTTGGGAAGTCTCCACTTCCTTCTGCATACTCAAGTCTTGAGTTAACGATAACATAGTTTCCACCTAGTTCTTCAACTGGGTCTGCACCATGTCCATTCTTAGGACTGACGATTACATCAAATAATGCACCTGTTCCAGATGAACTTGTTGCAGCTTGAACTAATGCATTGTCAATATTTGCAACTGAATAACCAGTTCCAGCAGTAGTTATTGATGCTGCTGTAATAGCACCAGATGCAACTGTGAAAGTCATTACTGCACTTGCACCATCTCCACTGACAGCAACTGTTCTAGTTGTTGAGTTTGTACCATATGAAGAACCACCTGCTGTAACTCTTACATGGTAAATTGCACCATCAACTGCTTCATCTTCTACATGGTATTGTGCAGAGTTGTCGTCTGATGCTTGAGCACCTAATGCTCCAGAATCACCTTCAACTGCAAGTTGTCTACCAAGTGTCTTAACTGGTATAAAGTCTGATGTTACAAATTTGATAACATCGGATGCAGAAATGGAATACATAAACTTCCATTTATATCCATCAGATAATGTGGTTACTGATGTTGTTGTTCCTGTAGGCATTACTGTTGAATCTGCACCACCATTATTAGATATACATTTGTATACATTATAATCGCTGGTTACAACATAAAATGTTGATGCCCATAGGGTTGTAGCACCACTGGTTGAAGTGTTGCCTGATTTGTAGTTATGACGATACTCGTCATACTTTGTCCCACTTGTCCAGTCTCTTCGGATAATGGCATGACTTACATCTGTTGATGAAACTTTCTTCAAAGCTGTCATATTTGCATATGCATCATACTCATCGTTTAAAGAGTCAACTGGAGTAGGTGGACTATTATCATCTGACCACGCAGTAGGTCTTCCAATAAACATATACATTGCATTACCAGTTTCGGTAGCACTCTGTTTGAATTCCTTTGCGTTGTGCAGTCTGAATTTTTCTGTAATAATCGCTGCCATTTTTTCCTTCCTCTAAGTTTAAAAAATATTTTCTATTAAGTATTTATATGTATTTATATACCAGATTGAACAGAAGCTGGATAATTTAATACCATTCTTCTTCCAATGTGTTCTTGTAAATCATTAATACTTTCATTTGGATATAAAGTACTTATATCACTAATTTTAACACCTTCATAAGGTGCTTCATGTAGAATCCTTCCACCAACTGAACCTTCGTAATCTGAATGTCCATGTGGAACACCATTTTCCATAAGGATTAAATCACCCTTATCCCAGCCGTTACTTGAAGTTGGAGTTGTTCCAACTGCATTTCCAGATTCTAATCTAAGTCTATCTTCAATCTCAAGTGATTGAGAGAAACCTATTTTTGCAAGGTCACCTAGTGTAGGGCCTAGTCTTTCGACTGGTTCACCAAATGATATTGCATTCTCTTGGATTATTCTTGTACCATCCTCATATACAAGTGTATCTTGTACTTCGGATTTCATAAAGTATGAACCCAAGTTAAATGACCTCTCGGTCACAAACCTTTCATTCTTTTCTATATCTGTTGCATCTTCTAATGCAAGTCTATCACCAGTTTCTAATGTTAGTTCTTCTGTTGGGTCTACTGTCCACAAATCACCAACATAATAGTGACCATCGGATGTAGTAACAGAATTGTATCTTTCTGGTTCTGGTTCTGCCATTAAGAAACCATGGTCTGTCTCTTCTATTAGATATAAACCATCTTCTGTAATTATAAACTCTTCATCAACATTTGCAACTGAGTTGATTCGTTTTGCATCGGATGGAACTAGGTAATTAGTATTTCCTGTTGCAAGGTTATTGATTATAGAATCTCTGTTTGCACTCTTAATTGTTTCACCCCAATCCAGTCCACCTGTTTGTACTATAGCAGTTGTTGCACCACTTCCTCTTTTACCATGTTGATTTACAACTTCATTAATATCTGGAACAACTGATAATGTTCTACCAGACCTTGCAGTTGCAGTTGCAAATGTTTGTAGTATTGTAATGTTCTTTCTATGTTGTCTTGTCTCACCATCGTAGAATTCAGATTTATAAAGAGTATGTGCATTTGGGTCAACTGATATTGATGGTCTAGATGGAGTAGTAACTGTAGTATAATGTCCATCAGAGAAATCAAGTATTCTTTCGTGGACATGATGTAGTTCTACTGTAGTTGCAGTAAAGTGTGTTGTATTTCCTGCTTCGTTTGTTACTGCACTTGCAGTGAAACTTCCTATGTTTGCACCAAATTCATCTGAAGCAGACCAGACAATAATAAACTTATTGACTGTATCGTGTTCCATAACACGACCCAATACACCATTGTTTTTAATTGTTTGTCCTATTGTAATTGCATTGTTAAGTGTGGTATAATATATTCTGTGATGTGCATAATGAGGATATATCTCTATTTCTTTTTCTACCTTATGTCCATGCACTTGTACATTTGCACGAATAATCCTATCGTATAATCCAACATCTGATTCAGTAATATCTTCACCAACAATAAATGCTTGACCAGAACCTTGGTCTGTTTTAACATTGTTATCTACTACAGAATTAAGAATTGCTTTCTTACCAGAAGAGGCACCAACAATACCATGTACAAATTCTATGTCTGTATCTGACTGGTCTGTTTTCCAATCACCACTGGTCTCCATGAACCATCCCCAGATACCACCTCTTCCACCTTCTGATATGTACTGTTTGATTGCAGTGTGGTCTGGTGTTATTTGGTCAATGATTATATAAGTTGGGTCTGCAAGTAAATTACCACTTCCATCTCTTTCTCTATCTACAACTCTACCTGTAATCGTTGCAATATCTCCACTTGAAGTTTTAAATTGATTCTGTGATACTGTTTCACCAATCGTAAATGTTCTTGAACCAGCAGGTGACATACCTGTTGTAGTTATATTTAATCTTAATCTATCGTCTGAAAGGAATCTTTCTGTTACTGCAACACCTTCTCCAGATTCTAGAATTACATTTTGTTCATCTGCATAGAATACATCTTCTTCTCCAGATGCAACTGTACCTTCCTCTAAAATAATTTTTGCTGGGTCAATCTTAGAACCAATATACAATGTTGGTACGAATGACCTTGTTACCCTGTCTCCATCAAATCCAGCATCATTTGCACCAGCACGATATGTTTCTGCACTACCATCAAGGTTGTTTGTAATTGCAACTTCACCAAAGAAGATTGTACCTGCTGGGTTTAATAATTGTTGTACTACTGAACGATAGTTGTTAATACTTTGACCAACTTTAATTACATAAGAGAAATTTTGATAGAATTTTGAGTCTTGAATTCTTTGTGATGTTACAGATGGGAAACCTATATCACTTGTATAGTTTCCATCTATCCTTGATATAGTGTTGTGTTTACCACTAACTGTTGCTGGATTACCTTCTAGTATCTGGAATGTCTTTCCATCTGATGCAGTTACAGTTTCATTTACTTTAAACATCCCAGTTGTAGGTGTAATAGTTATTAAATTTAAATCACCATTAACAGATGTAACTGTACCTGTTGCTTTACTAAAATCACCTGTAAGTGTAGTGTCAACTACTGGATTTGCAGATGCCCTACCAAAAATAAACTTATGTTTGAAGTCTGGAATACCATTTGATTTATCGAAATGATTTCCTGGCTGTATAACTCTAAGTTGTCCAATCGTTCCAATTGATTTACCATATGCTAAAAGGTTTGCACCAACCCCTGTTGTAAAACTGTTTTGTTTGACTGTACAAGTTGTACCAGAAGATGAACCTGTAATTGTATCTCCTATACTAAATGTTGTAGTATCGGTTGTAGTTTGTAGTTTACCTATGATAAGTTTATCTGCACCTTTGTCATGGTCGACCAGAATACCAGTCGTACTTCCAGATGTAACTGTTTCTCCTATTATAAAATTTGATTTTGTTGCACTGGGCGTATAGTCTAAATCTTCATTATAGAATACTTCACCGCCTGGGTATATTTTAGGTAATGATGTATATCCTACACCACTTGTTTTAACTCTAACCTTTGAAATTGCACCAGTTGGATTTGCACCAGACTGGTCGTAAATAATTTTGTTTTCTCCAGTAACCTGTAATCCATCTTCCAGAATCAAAGTTGTTTCTTCTGGTTCTGCAAACACTTCTATAATAGTATTAGCACCACCTACATAATTTGCATGAGAAGCGTTTGCATAAGTTCCTGTGAATACAATTGATGTACCATTGAGTCCTACATTTGCAACTCCTTTAACTTCTTCGAATACTGTAAATGGAACACCACCACCTTGAGCTGCAATTGTTTGTGATACATTTGCCCTCTTAACTCTGACCATAACTTTCTCTGGGTCATAAACTAAAATGTTATTATATCTGTCTCTTCCAGTGAATGTAGTTTGTCCAGCAGTTGCAATAAACTCAAATGAACCAAATGTAGTTCCAGATTCTAAAAGCATGTCTCCAGAAGTAGATGTTACTTCACCCATTCCAAGTGTACCACCAGTTGCTCTATTATCAAATACAACTAGGTCACCATCACTATATCCTGTTCCTCTATTACTTGGGTCTACAATAATCTTTTCTACTTTACCATCATTAACTTGACCAACTATTGTTCTTGCTTCCTTACCCACACCAAGTTCTGATTGTGGTATATTAACTTGTACATTTTCTGATGGAGTATATAATGAACCTATTGAAATCTCTTCATCTTTTAATGCACCACCAATCACTGCTGTTGTACTTGTGGTGTTTACTGTCTCTAAAACTAATATCGGAGTTTTACCATGAACTTCATTTAGAGTATTGTCTGATTGTGTTGCACTCTCTAATAGAATTATATCTCCTGCTTCTTCGTTTTCTAAATGGAATCCTTCTGTATTGTCTGATTCGGTTGAAACAAATCCTGTTTCATTTTCCATTGCAACTAAAACATTACCTTCTTCTTTATCAAGGTCTGATATAATTCCTCTTACTGTTGCCTCATGGAATTTTAAACTACTTTCTCTTGATTGTAGTTCTACTGAATCACCAATACTTAATGAACCAATGTATGGCTCCATGATTACCACTCGGTAAATGTTTTCGGTTTCTCCAGACATTTCCAGTCTAGAAATAGTATCTGCTTGAATCTCAGTTATTATATTTTGGTCACCATCTTTTTTTACTATCTTTCCTTTTTCATATTCTAATAAATTCTTTGTAGAATATAAATTAAGAACTGTATACTCTGACCATTTAGAATCAGATGGTGCAATCATTTGGTCTTTAGGATATATAATATCTATGTCTTCATTGTAGAGAACCCTAAAAAGAAAATCGTATGATGCCATACTACCTTTTGCAAGATAGATGCTATTAATATGTTTTGCAAGTAATCTCTTATCTGCAAGTATCTTTGTATCAATCGAAGGCATGAAGTCTTTTCGGAAGTATTCCAAAAAGTCTCCTGTTGTCTTATCTACATCTGCATAGTCTAACAGATTGTTTGCAGCGAATAATGCACCACCCTCAAAGGAATTAACCTTTGCAGTGTATCCACTATTCTGACCAACGATTGTTTCATCTGGTAAAAATTGTGCTTCGGTAAATATTTCAATGTATAGTTTATTAGTTGTACTTCCTATAACATCGATTCTTGCAGTTGCACCAGATGTTGAACCAACCACATATTCACCTATTTCCCAAGAACCAGTTTGTGACTGTCCAAGAGAATCTTGTTCGTATATAAACCTTGCACTGTCTAAAGGTGATGGAGAGAAGGTTGCAGTCTCTTGTAAAACTGAACCCTCTCCATCTTCTAAACCTATTTGGTCAAGGTCTGTACCCTGTTTATGAATAAGAATACCTTTCTCAAGAAAGTCAAAGTATGCAGACAAGAACTTTTTGAGTCCTTGTCCTTCCTCACTAATGTACTCTGGTAGGAGTTCATCAAGTTGGTCTACTAACCTATCATTGAGAATTGGCATTTAATTATCCTTATGCAACAGTGTAGTTGTGACCACCTATCACGACCCAACCATAAGTTGAACCTGTGTATAGCATGCATACAGTGTCACCAGCTGTGTTAAGTTCAACATATGAACCACCAGTAAATGTACCAGAAGGAGTCACACGAGTGTCCTTGGCATTATCTACTGCAAACACAAACCATTTGATTTGTCCTGTAGAACCATTTCCTAATGTAAGGATATCTCTAGTTCCACTTGAGCTACCTGTGATAAAGTGAGCATACTTACCTATTGTTGCAGTTGCAGCGTTTGAACTGTATGTTACAGCCTCTGCTGATTGTGCAAATCCAAGGTAGTCTGGAAGGTTATTTAAAACATTACTGACTGACACCTTTTTGTTTACTGGAGTTCCAGAAGGGTCGTCAATAACATGAAGCAAGTCTTCACCTGCGATGCCTGTCCCTAAATCGGACAATGCTGTTACTTTCTTATCTGCCATTTTTAGTTCCTCTCTAATTTAGCATTATTATAAACCCACATAATTGTGGGAATTCTACTTCATGCATATACATGAATCATAGTTTAGGAGTAACTAGAAGAGGATGTATATCCAACCCCAGCACTCGTATCACCAGATGCAATAGAGTCTGCGACTCCAGTTGCACTTATCAATGATGTGTTGATATCTAGAAGATTACTTCTGTATGCAACTGCATCATATGAATTCGGAATTACTGTAAAGTAAATAGTATCATCTGTATTAGATGTCTCTATTATGTTTATTCCATTTACAGTTATTTTACCATTTGTATAGTCTACAGTTCCTGCTTGAGTATCTGCATAGACTCTTGTTGAACCACTAAATGAATATCTTCGGAGATTACCTTCTCCATCATCATCAAAGTAGTATGTATCTGTATACCCAGATACTTTAAATCCTGTTGTGGTAGTTATACCACCATTTGCTTTATTGTATCCTACATTAGGACTATGGAATGAATTACCACTTCCAAACTCTACAGTATATCCTAATGACTGACTTAATGTAGGTGAAATTGACTTACGAAGTTTGATAGTTGTAATGTTCGAAAGAATCGAAGATTCTGCACTGTCTATATCTGATGTTAGAACTGAGTGCCTAAAGATACTATCAAAACCACTTAAGTAAGTACTGTCGTGTGTAACGATTGCAGCCCTTACTAATGTTTCTAATTCAGATGCAGTTTTAGTTGTTGCACGAGGATTGAATTTAAAGTTACAATCAATTATAATATCAATTATATTTGCATCAACCAACTCTGGTCTGACTGTTAACATATTTAATGAACGCAACTTATCTCTTAACAAAACCTTTTCTGAACTTGTTAGTTTGTTTACATTCTGAGAAGGTTTAATAGAAATAAATATCTTTCCATATTGTGGTGGGTTGTTATCTTCTCCACCCCAGACTGCAATTGAATCTGCGCCTGGATATAAAGTTTGTAGTTTAGATTTGTAATCGTCTACTGTTACTAATCTGTTTTGTGAGGTATAGAACTTGGAGGCTGCAAATCTAATTGATTCAATTCCTTCTTTATCTTTACCACCAGAGGATGCCTCTTTAGATGTAATAGTTACATCTGAATTTCCTGCTATTGCATCAGTCATTGTAAATATACTTGCACCTTCTGTATGTGTTTCGTTTGTTACCAAGTATGAGATTGTAATTGTATCTCCATCTAAAGGTTCTGCACTAATAACACCATCACCAAAATATATTTCAAAGAGACCTTGGTCATTCTCTTGAACATACCATACTTTACTATCTTTGTCCACTGAACTAATATCAGTTGATTGTGTCCACGCAGAAGTTGAACCACCAGTAGATGATATTGTAACTGTAACACTTGTAGTGTCTACTAAACTTTCTGTTAATGGAAATCTTTGATTTTGTATCTGACCATTATATGCAAAGATATCTGAGTTCATTGTCCCTTGAGATAACTTAAGGTCTTCAAATTTAAAGATACCATTTAATGGACTAATTGTTTTTGTTTCTAATAATACATATGGGAATACGAATCCATCATAAGTTGTTTTAAATTTATGTCCTCTATTAAGAGTTAATGATGAAGGTGTATTTCCACCAATCAAAGGATTGTTCACTGTTAAGTCAACTATTGATGAAGAAGCAGTTGCACTAGTAGGAGTATAACCAATCTCTTTTGCACGAGATACTACATTCTTTCTTATTTGTGCAGTGTCTAAAAACAATTCAGACGCAACCATATTTGCATTAAACGCGGACACATGTGAACTGTATGCAAGAAGGTCTATGAGTAAACTAATATTACTACCTTCAAAGTTGTAGTCTTTAAGAGTCGTCTGACCTTTAAGATATTCTTTTAAATTGGATGCAATATCATCGAAATCTAAATCGGTAATATTGACTTGTGAACTTTTTACTGTTGCCATTATCGTATTCTCTGTAGTATAACTTCTATTTCTTGAGGTTCTTGTACACCTCTGATTCCATAATGCAAGTTAACATGCATTGTGTTTGCCCTTGAATTGTTTAAATATATCTCTTCAATAGAAACTCTAGGTTCTAATTGAGTTATTGCTTCAATTATCTGTGACCTTATTTCAAACTTTGTTAAGTCATCTGCAAGTTCAAATAGGAGTCCCCTAAGATTTGCACCAAAGTTTGGTTTGAAAGGTCTCTCATAATTGTTAGTTAACATGATATTTCTTATTGACCTTTTAACTGCATCTATATCTTGCTTTAAAACTAAGTCACCAGAAGAAGGATGAGGTGTGATATTTAAATCAATATCAGTGTACCATCTTCTTGCAGTAATTTTACTTTTGTTTTTTAGATAATTCTGACTCATACTATTATTTATGTCCCTTCTAGTACTAGATTATCAATTGATATCTCTTTTGGAAAACCAATTGCAGTTAGGAATGTACATAGAGTAAATGGAATCGGAATCGATGATGGAATAAGGAATGATATTAGTTTAGTAAGTTTTTCTAGACATGCTTCAAGTAATATTTGAGGTAAGTCTTTTATAAATGAATCAAACTTATTTTTTATTTTCTGTGTATCCCAATTAGGAAAATCTATTTCTTTAAATTCACCACTTACATCTAAGTCAATTAAATCACCTATGGTTTTAGGTAATACATCTTCAAGTCCTAGAATAGAAGGTACTTCGGAAACAAAAGGTATTTCAAACTCAAGTAACATTTCTTTAAAGTCTTCACCCGCTTCTTCTGCTTGTTTCTGTAAGGACTTAAATAATTTTTCTGAGTCAAAGTCATATCCACCTTTAGGAACAGAAATAACAAGTTCAAGTAGGAATCCTATAGGGTCTGGTAATAACTCTACTATTTCTTTTACTGGTGACTTACCAAGAATTTCTCCTATACCAAGAAACATTGATTTCGATAATATAGTTTTTATTTCTTCTACTAATTCTTTCCAAGCTTGGGATAATTTAATATCTGGTACATCAATACCATTTGTTCCATCCCATTGTTCTAAGTTCCAACCATCCATTATTTTAGAAATGTCAACAGACTCTTCTAATTCTTTTAATAGTTCTGCTTTATATCCAGGCTCTGTAAATAATCTTTGACAATCAACTGTAATACCAAAAGGTGGTACTGGAATTTTTAATGGGATAGATAGGAACTCACATATTTTTACTATAGGATATAATTTAAATTCTTCTATAATACATTGTATCTTTCCTTCCCATTCTAATTCTGGAATATCTAGATTAACTTTATTCCATGTATGAGATAAAGGAAACGCACCTAATAATTCTTCAATAGGTTGAATATATTCCCAACCATATTGATTCCCTATTTGTATTATTATTTTTTCTAGGTCATCTGCACTAGGAATAACAACTTGAGGACATTCAATTGCAACTGGTGTTTGTGCTTCAGACATTATAATACCATCTTAACCATGAACCAATATAATCTAAATATTCTTTAGGATTCATCGTAAGCACTTCCATTAATAGATACTTTACCTTTTAATCTAATTGCTTTCTCACCATCGGTTGCATTAATTGTAATATGTCCACCATGAGAATTAAATGTAATATTTCCACCATCCTCTGTCTTACCTTTATATGCATTAATATTATAATTACCATTAGACAATTCAATATCGGCACTACCAGCAATTAATACTTTCTTATCTTTTAATATTATTTCGTAATTATTATTTGCAACCTTAAGAGTCATATCACCATCTCGTAGGAACTCTATTCTACTACCAGACCTGTGATATAAGTGCAACCTTTCTGCATTAGGAGTGTCATCCATCTCTAATATATGTCCACTCTCAGATTCAATCATATGATTATAAGGATATGCTGGAGATATACTTTGTCGAGTCGGTTCTTTAACAGATGTACCTTCGTGTTTTAATATAATATCATTGGGATAGGTTGCAGAAGACCCAATGATTGCATTTTCATTTACATCGGACTTTGAATCTTTGGTGTAGGAGTCCCTTGGATACCTTTCACCTTTGTCATTATTTTCAATGGTTGTACCAGAACCATCCACTGGAGTAACAGTAGTAAGAGTCGGTCTTCCCAGAGGTGCTGTGTCTAGAGCCCCTGTAAGAGTAAAGTTGCGACCATTCTGGGGTTTATCAAGACTTTCTGCATAATCGCCTTTAGAATCCCTTCTAGGGTCGTTAAAACCCTCATCTGCACTCCTTGTGACTGCATTATCCACTTTATTGTTCGGAATCTTCCATTTATCACTGGGTTTTCCAAATAATGAACCCAAAACCACGAAATCTTGCATTCCAGACTCATCTCGGTACATTCCCATGACTGTAGAACCTTCTACAAGTCCATGAGGAGATAATCCCAGTCCAGAAAGAGAAGGAGAGGTTACAGGCATAAGAACATCACTCCAAGGTAAATCTGGAGTCGGTATTAGGGATTTGTCGTCTGTGTGAAGTCCATAGACACGAACTCTCACACGACCCAAAGATAATGGGTCATGTCGGTCTTCTACGACACCTGTGTAGAAATTATTCTTTAATCCTGCGAACTCTGCCATGTTTTAATCCTTTATTATAACCATCTTTCCATATGAAATAAACCATAGGTATTAATATTACCATATGGAAAACCAGTACAATACTATCCATCTATATGTTTCCTTAACTTCTCTGAACTCCCATCAAGTCCCAGCAACTCTCTATAAAGTCGGTCTTTGGGGTCTATAATCTTAATCTTCGGAGTATGATTGAGAGGAAGTGTCTCGTTACTCTCATCCAATTGTATATAAGAACAAATAATAAGTTCATCACCTATGTCGGTCAAATGAGCACCAGCACCATTGACTGATACCTCATTAGACCCTCTAGGTAATGGTAGGACATAAGTTGTATGTCGGTTACCATTTGTTTTATTATATACATCAACCTGTTCATGAATAAGGAGTCCCACCTCATCCATCCAGTCTTCATCTATG